ATGCCAGTAGCGACCATGTAATCTACGAGCTTGTTGTTGTATGTGATCCAGTCTGCGTGCACCTGTTTAAACATTGGGTACTGATCTTCCAACTGCGCTGCATAGGCAAGGTCGTCTTTGTCAAACAGTTTCTCTCTGCCGTCGGCTTCAAAGCGTGAGCCCCGTTTAGACGCGGCATAGAACTGGAATGCGCGGTAGGCAAATGGGTCTTTCAACTCAGCCAATGGCATGAGGATGTCCATGAGTCCTTTGACTTTACCGTCAAAGTTGTCAACGACCGTTACACCGTTTCTGTAGACCGGCGCACCGCCAATGTTGTTTACACCAAATGCGGCGGCAGCCACACCGGACGCAGTGTCGGAAAGCAAAGCAGCGGCTTCAGCACTGGAGTCTGCAAGCAACGCTTTACCACCCATTTGGTCGGCCAGACGCTTGTCATAGACGCTCAGTTGGTTGTAGCGGTTCAATGCTTGCTGACGCAGTGAGGCAATGCTGTCGCCTGCAAAAGCATCCAGAATGCGGCGGGCAATGCTTTTCTCTTCACGGGCGGTAGTCTTACCGGCAACCGCTTGGTGGATCTTGTCACCGTTAGGCATAGCCTTGATCGCATCTTCTACGCTACGGACGCTGAACTTCTTAGTTGGCGCTTGGTAGTTTAAAGGAGACTGCTCGCGGGTGACTGGCATTTCAATAGATGCACCTTCACGCAGAGCGCCTTCCTCAGCATAAATACGCTCAGGCCAGTTTTCACGGTAATCAGAACTTTCAGGGTCAATTTGTTCAGACCAACGAATCATGCTACGCAATTCGACTGGCATGGTATCGTAGCCGGCCTTCTTCAAAGCACGTGCGCGGTGTCTACCGTCATGTCCGGTAACACGCAAGTCAGTACCATCGGGATCTACGTACAAATGAGGCACGGTGGTAAATGGTGTACCGGCTTGTACCCTTGCATCAGCCCTGCTTTGGGCTCCGGCATCTTGACCAGCCACCTTTGACAACTTCATAAAGTCATCAATGTCCATGTTGACTAGCTTGTAACGGCCTTTGTACTCAGTCTTGGAAGCTTTCTCAAGTTCTTTGCCGGCAAACATGTCGGTTGCATCACGCAAGCTGTAACGGATGTCTTTGCTCTTTGGACTGTAAGTTCCAACGTTACCGGTCGCAGACTTGACCTGCTCTGGTTTAAACACGTTAGCTTCGATGATGTTCCCGGCGTCGTCACGAGCCAGAATGCCATCGTAACCGTTGCGTTTAAACAAGTTCTGTACCTGCTGGCCTGAAAGATCCTTTAAACGCTTTTTACCTTGCGTCAGCAAAGAGACTGCGGCTTCCATCTGTTGGCCGATACCCATGCCATAAGCTCTGCGAGTTTCTGACAAGGTTTTAATTGCATCACCGCTGATGTTCAGAATGAATGGATTCTGAGCACTAGCGTACAAAGGCATCACGTTGCCTTCGGGGGCGTACTGGGTGACATAGTCTGGAACTGATGACATGTAAATGCCAGCGCCCAGCTTGCCGTCTTCAGAGCTTCGGAACTCAGTGATGTCTGCATCAGTTGCGTGATACATCGTCATTGGTTCGCCAGCGCTGTTGATAAATCCGCTGCGGCCAAAGAAGCGTTTAAACTCAGGTGTGTCTGGCGCTTCACGGAGGCTGTAGCGCACATCATTAACAGCACTTTGTGGCAATGAGTTGTATGCGGCTATAGCGTTCCCTAATGTAGGCCTTATGCCAGCTTCAAGGAGCATTTTTTTCACCGATGGTGGGCCTGCAATCACATCATCAAGCTCAGGTACTGCACCTTGTATCCTAAACCTTTGCAAATAGCTTTGAATGCCGGATGCTGCAACATCTTGTTTCCACACAGAAATTGCTTGTTTTACTTGATCAGAAGTACTGGTGGTATCAAGTGCCGCGCCCAATGATGGGTTTCTAGATCCAGTTCCAATCATCACATTTTGAATGCGCTTCCAGAAATCATCGGTAGATTTAATACCGATATTACTCATCCTCTTTGTTAAAAGAGAATTTGGCGGGGCTTCACTTAAACTGAATTTTTTCTGATTGTCTGTTAACTCAGACCGTGTGCCTTTGTACTTGACTGGGGTGTTGTGGTTCAAAATAACCATCATGCCCATAGATGGCACAGCGTAGCCATCGTAGCCAGCGTCTACCACTAAGCTCTCAAAGTTGTTGGAGTCGCCATTGGCTTCGTTAAATAAACGGCTCATGGTTGGGCCGGAACCCAGCACATTGTCAAATTGTTGTGTGTAAACGTATGGACCCACCCCGGACTCTGGGTATGGTGTTGAGCCGTCTGGCTTTTGAACGTAAAAATACACACGCTTTTTAATGCGTTCATCATCAGTTTGCTCAAGCCTGCGACGCTCAGCACCACGAAGACCTGTACCGTATTTAGATGAGTCAAGTTCTGCTACACGGGCTTTGCCGTAATGCAAACCTTTAATGCTGATTGCGTCAGGTTGTTGAACACCCAGCACCAAGCCTTCGTCATCAACAAGCCTATCTTGCCATGTCCAAGGAGGCAACAGCCCAGTTTTTTGCTCAGCAAAAACAGTATCTTCAAGTTTGGCGGTACGGTTCTTTTCACCGTATGGGCCGTAGTTAAGCCAACTGTTTTGCCCTCTAGTTTCACTAGTAATAGCCCCCACAGCAGGGCCTGTAAACAAACGTGCGTGTGCTTGCCATGCATTCTCTTCACCTTGGGCGCGGAAGCCTGCCCCTTCTAAACCATGACCAAAGGCATCATGCACAGCGCGGAACAGATCGTTAGCTGTAACCATATGCTCCACACCGTCTTGGTCAGGCCAACGCAGACCGGTATCTTCCAACATAGGGTTGTCTTCAACGGCTGCTCCAGTAATGCCGTCAGTGCCGTAACCATCATAGGTTCCATACACAGCCATCTGTTGGTTTTGACGCAAGTCACGCATTGCGTTAAACGGGTTGCCCGCGTACGGGTCGGTGTTGCTGTCAAAGAATGTAAAGGAATACCCCGCGTCAACCAAGGCATCATATTGATTCCTAGTTTGTCGCATCAGATCTTGGTAGGCCTCTTTGACCTTAGGATCCTGTGGGGCATGAGGCATCGCCTCATAGGCATCAGCGATTAGCTTGGAAAAATCCTCATCAATTTCAGCATAGACTGCTTGCCTGCGGTATGAAATTTCATACTGCTTTGCGTAGTCCTCTGCGACTTGGACTATCCTTGGGTCTGGCCCCGTTGCCCCTGAAATAATCGGCGCACCTGCAAGCGGCGTAAGGCCTCTGCCCTGATTCCGTCCTCTTCGGTCTCCGGCTGATTCGGGCTGTCCCTCCTCAGCGGCTTGGACGGAGAGCTTTTTCCGGCCTCCTGTGCCGGATCGAACGGCAGTTTGTCCAACGGGAAGTTTGCGTCCTGTTGCATTGTCTACTCCTTGCTGAGTTGTTCTAGTTGTTGGTTGACCCGCTTGAACGCCAGCTCGTCCAGCTTGCTGTCCGGTTGGTTGGTTCGCAACCGCATTAGAGCCGCTGTTTGCAGGAGGCACTTTTGCTCCACCAACTCCGCCTTGCGTTTCGCTAAATTTGACTGCGCCGTCGCTGAAGCCATAGCTCTTTGCTCCTGTTCCAAGCTTGTTAAATATCTGCTGTTCCATGAACCAAAGAACAGACTGCACCTGATACGGTTTAATGCCCAGTTGCTGTGCCGCTAACACTGCAAGATTTTTAATTGCAACACGCTGTGGCTCTGTTGGGGCACGAACCATCTTACCATCAGGCCCCATCATCTGTCCAAAATATCTGTTGAATGTGCGTGTCATCCACACATCAACTGTGACCTCATGAATGCCATTTATATTCATTACAAATGGACCAACCTTGGGGCCAAAGGCGGTAAAGCCGGGCAGAACATCTGTTGCTTTTCCGCCAACATTAGACTTACCCATGCCACCGTATTGTGCTCGCAACTTGGTAATGTCTGCAACTGTGTGGCTACCCTGCAACCATTCAACAGCACCCTTTTCACCCAAACCACCTTTGGACTTAGGTTGCAACATTGCGTTAAGCATGTCTAACTGTTTTTTCTTGTTTGCTGATTCCAAACCGCCCATCCACAGGCCACCTGTTGCAGGGTTAGTTCCGGGAAGAACACCAGTTTTTTCGTAGTGCTGATAGGCCTGCGCGGCAATGACCCAGTTGTCTCGGGCGTTGGTGCTAGGAGACATAATCCCAGCAATCACTGAGAACAAAGCACGTTTTTCAGGCTTCTTTAAACTGGGTATAGAACGCTGAGTTAATTCAAAAGCTTTGGCAATATCTTCGTCGTACCAGTCTAGGCCAGATTTAGCCTGTTGCAACTGAACTTGTAACTCATCAACCGCCTGAACAACGGCTCGTTTAAAGTCAGCGGGGTTGCGCCAATCACCTTGTTTGCCAAACTCTGCCTTGTAGGCGCTGTCAAACAATACCCCCACATCATCGACTTCCAATGGTTTAGAAGTTTTTTCAATCTGTGAGTTCAATACATTAATGCCTGCGTCTTTGTACGGGCTGTTGTTAACAATGTTGCTAACGTCGTTAGGGTCAACCTTCTTAACAGGTTCACCTTCCTCAGCCGCTTGCACACTAAGCTTCTTACCGCCGGCCTGAGCTTGGCCGGCTTTTAGCTGGCCCTTCTCAACAGCACCAAAGATGTCCTGTGAATTCTCAAAGCCACGGCCTTCTAAGTAGTTGTTTAAACTTTCAAAGAAACCACGCATTTTGTTCAGCAGCGCAGTCAGCATTCCGGGAGGAGCTTTGTTTACATCAAAGTCACCAAAGGCATCAGCGATGGCTTCTTCTAGGATGTCAGCCTCCGACAGACCCATCTCCTCGTAGGCTTGCAGGCGTGTGCCTGTTGTACCGTCTTTGAGCAGGGCTGTAGAACCGCCAAGGTATTTTTGCTTCCACGTGTTGCGGGCCATCTTCTCCAGCGACTTCCACTGCGCGTCAGTGAAGAAGCCGAGTTCTTTCAAAGCATGCAATGACTCATGGCGTAGGGTGCGTATGGGTTGCTTGGAATCAAGAACCAACTCAATAACTTTACCGGCATAAGAACCATTGGCTTTGTTCTCAATGGCTTTGACAATCTTTAAGGCAACATCACCCAAACCAAAGCGGTTGAGCATGTCACGTAAAGGCTTAGTCTTCGCTAGGAGCTCAGGTGTCTCAGCGATTGGAGGGCCAGACTCAAGGTCTTTAAGTACTTCAGAAACCTTTTTACCTTTGGTAGCTGGAGCACTACGGCGACGGTTCTGTTCAGCCGCCGCACGGTTAGCTAGGCCACCAAACTTCTTATCAGATACCAAGGCATCTAATGCCTCATCAGACAGCCCCGCAAGAATGCTTTCCTCAGCCGCTTCACGGGTGGGGAATGTACCGGACTCCTTACCTTCCTTGGTGACCGTAAAGCCTTTACGGGCTATAGCCTTGGAACCTACAGGCTTGGACTTCAAAGGCGCTGTCAGTGACGTAATCTCTTTGTAGAGGGTTTCAATGCGCTTACCTAGGAGGTCTTCCTTGGCCGCTTGACGGGCTTTCTTCTGTTTGTATGCGTCAGTGTCAAACTCACCAGCCGCTTCCATCTTCTCAAGCTCACGCTTGCCTTCATTGACTGTTTGCTCGTACTTCAGAACCTCTTGAAGTTTGTTGTCAGCAATTTCTCTGCGATCTGTTGAAAGCTGGTCAATCTTCCCCTGCACTTCTGCTTGGTTTAGGACTGTTGGGAATGGCTTGCCGCCTTCCTCTGAAATAATCTGGTAGCCCTCAGGCTGTTCACCTTCTTTGAATTGACGCTCTGTAATGTCATAGCCGGCAGGCAGGCCTGCTCTTGGAGCCTTTGGAGGTGTAACAGGAGCCTTAGGGGCAACTTGGGTAAGGGTAGCCTCACGTACATTTAAACGTTGCTTCTGGGCTGCTGCTTCAGCACGCTCACGTGTTGGGTACGTCGCTACCAGCTGGTCTGTATCTGGTTTAAACGTGCGGTAAACAACCTGCTGGCTCTTCTCAAGGTCGCCATTGTTAATCGCTGTATCCAACAACGCCTTGGCATCGCGGTCAGTTGCTAGATTGGTTGAGTCCTTGATGTCAGCCAAAATGGTTTCAATAGACAAAGGCTTGCCATTGTTTTCTTGGAACGTCAGACCAACGTATTTAACTGCGCCGTCGTATTGTTTCTGTGTAAACCGTGATGCGTTAGTGCCTTCTGGTAAAACAATCTGCTGCCCGGTTGTGTTTGCTGGCATGTCAGCCAGTGCTTTAAACGCAGCGTACAGCTGCGGCTCAGACATCTGGTCGAGGCTGTTTACACCGGTTGTCCGGGCTAAGAAATCGCTGAACCCTTTGGTTCCAGTAGCAACGTTCTTTTCAATCGCGGCATTCTGCACATCCTTGGCTGTGATGGTCTGTTGACCGGTGTAACCAGTCTTGGCGGCAAGGATGGAATCCAGAGCGGCTTTCTCACCTTCTGGGTTGACCGCAGTCATTGCATCTTTGACGTCCTCGATAGAGTACGTGTTTAAACGCGGAAGATTGTTTGCTTTGCGGTATTGATTAATGTAGCTGGTAACTTCAGGGCCTAGCTCTTCAGGCCTTAGGTTGCCAATGGGATTTTGAAGAGGAGGAACTTCTCTAGTAGGCTCAAGCTCTTGGCTAGGGCCTGCTAACAGCAAAGGCTGATCACCAACAATCTGCTGTTTAGTTTGCTCACGCTGTGCGGCGGCTTTCTTAATGCCTTCCGCAATCTTTGCGTCTTCCTCACGCTTACGGGCAATCTCATCGTTGACATACTCTTGACGCATCTCACGCATCTTGAGTGGTGATGTAGCCGCTCCTAATGTTCCACCGACCAGTGCATCATGGATGACTTGTGCCGCAACACCTGATGTCAGGTCAGTTGGGATACCGGCCTGATTCATTGCGATGTTAGTGCCAACTTGCCCTGTAGCGGCCTGTGCTGCTTCAGGTGCAGCCTCACCAAGAATGTTCTTACGCAGTGCTTGACCAAATGTTGGCTCAGGCAAATCAACAGCCTTCTCAACTTTAGGCAACGCTTTACCGAGTCTGCCGGCACGGCCAAGCAAGCCTTCGATACCCGTCACACCCTCTAAGCCACCCATCAAACCAGATGCCAATTGACGTGGAGCATTCTCAAGTGAGTAACCACTTACTTCTTGTGCGAGTCTTTCTGCGTCTGCTTCAGAAAAATTCTTTGCAAGCAATGCTTCTTTAACTGCTTGGTAGTCTTGGCCTTTCTGACCACCGACACCCATCAAAGCACCGATGCCTGCGGCTGGTGTTTTAGCGGCGGCTAAGGCTCTTGCACCCAGCCCTATACGGCCTGCGGCTCCAGCGGCGGCGGCAGGCTGTCCACCGGGCAGGAAAGCGCTGGCAATGATTGGTACGCTAGACGCTAATGCACCAATGGACGTCTGCAACGGTGCTTCCGTAAAGCCACCCACAGTGGCTTTAATTTCTTCCCAAGTATCGCCTTCAGCTTTCTTTTTAAGCAGTTCACGTCGGGCAATCTCAGCCTTACGCTCTTCTGACATTTTGCCTGCGGCTTCTTGCTGAAGCTCTGTAAGCTCTTTGGAAGCTACGTTACCAGCGCCAAATATGTCTGTTAAAGATTGCAGTCCACCATACAGACCCTGCTGAGCGGTACGGGCTGTATCTTTTAATGAGAAACCAGCAGGCCCAATTGCGGGCTCTTCTGGTTTAGGAGCAAATTGCTTATTAAGTAATGTCTGTGCTTGTTCTATTGACAGTCCGTCTGGGATTTCAACAGTAGCAATCCTGCCGTCCGGCAACTGAACACGAGCTATCGACATGGCAACTTACCTTATGTTGGTGATGGTTCAATGCTGAGAATTTTAACTCCAGCTTGTGTGGCTGGTAAAGAGTTTAAACCAGCTCCGCCCGCACCGCTATAGGAGGCTTCAATTCTAGCCATGCCTTCTTCAAATTCCTTTCTAGCAGCAATAGCACCTTTGCTAGGGCCTGTTCGGCTCCACAGTGGATACCGCTCTTCAAGTTTGGCAATTCGCTCCTCTTTGTCCTTGATAGAACGAACATCTTGGCCGGCCAGTTGAGTCACTCCAACAATACGAGCGGCTTTGTCTAAAGCGGCTTTCAAATCTAACTTGCCAGTCTTATCGTCTTTTATTAGGGCTTGAGCAATGTCCATCAATTGACCTTGACGGGCACCAGCACTAATGCCAGCAGCCTTAACTGTGGCGGCATTACGTTCACGCTCCAACACAGCCTGCTGAGCTAATGTTCTAGCGCGGTCATCAGACTCACCAGCGGCCTTAGCAGACTCATAACGTTCTTTAAACACACGAGCGCGCTCGGTTTCACTGAGGGCAAAGCCTTCCTTCTTGTAGCCGTAGATAGCGTCTTGCTGTTTCTGGGCGGCTTCAATCATGCGTTCAGACAGCGCATTGGCTTGCTTCTCTTTCTCAAGCTCACGTAAGCGTAAACGCTCAGCGGCCATAGCGCCAGCTTTACCGGATCGTCCTACTGTGGGGCCTGCGGCAATCTCACCGAAGTACTCCATCAGGCTATCAAAGCCCGGCTCTTTCTTCTGTTGGAGCTTGGCTTTCTGACCACGCAGTTCTTCAATCAATGCTTGGTACTGCGATGTATCAGGAGCGCCCACTAACTTCTCACGAGCAGCCAGAATGCGGTTCATTTCAGCGTCTGGATCTAACGTCATGCCTTTTCCTAAAATAGCCCTTGGAGAACCTTCTGCGGGTGCAGGTAATTCAGGTGGCAATGTAGGTAAGTTAGCAATGCTAGGTTGTGATGTAGTCTTAGTAATCTGCGGTTTAGGTGGTGCGGCAGGGGGAGCCGGCTTAGTATCAACGGGGGCCGCTTGAGGCTGTGTTGCCGCATCAACACGGCTCATCAATCTCATGCCTTCAGCAGCATTTTCTTCAGGTGTAACCGTTGCAGGTTTAGCGGTTCTTTTGTTTTCCGCAGCTCGTGTAACATAGCCAGCAGGATCTGCTTTAAACACTGGGCTGTTAACAATGCCGGGATTTTCAATAATAAAATCCCGCACTGCACTGCTTTTCTCATAGTCGCTTGCACCTTTGGTAAAGTAACCAATAGGTGCGCCCTCTTGTTGCAAACGTTGTTTTAACAATCGTGCTTGCTTTTCCTCGTCAGTTTCCGTAAAAGCGCCCGCTACTTTGTCTTTTAATGCTTTTATGCTTTGAACAAAGCTAGAGTCTTCGCCACTGAACGCAACAATGCCACCATTCGCGTAGGAATCACCCACGTTAGACATTAACTGGTCGATACCTTCTGGTTGACGGGCAGGCTGTGCAATGCCCTCAGGCACAGGGCCGGGGCGTCCTTGGTTAATCATTGCCTGTTGCTGTTGCTGGGCAATAGCGTTGTTTTGCTGAGCCTGTGACATTCTGGCCTGCAAAATTTGCTTGGCACGGTCTTGCAAGCTCTGGCTAACAGTGGGGGGATTCTGTGGTGACCGCAATGCCTGATCAATGCCCATGTGCTGTTGATCAGATGTCAAATCCTGCAACGCAAGCAACTTGCGCAGGTCGGACGGAATGCCGTTGTTGGCTTGCTTGTCCTTCTCAACTTGGTCTTGTAACGCAGGCATGCGGCCCGTGTAAGCTGAGGTAATTTGATTAACGCTTGGACGTATCATGTTTAAACCTTATTACTTAGGAGGTGTTTCAAGAAGGCCAAGTCTGCGTAACATTGCATCTAAATTAGTTAAGTTGCCAGACATTGTCTCCAACATACTAGGTGTCACGCTGTTGTAGTTGGTTGCTGTAATTGGCAACTTGTCCAACATAGACTGCCTAAATTGCAGTTGCTTATAAGGGTTTGCCCTAGCCTCTTCAAATTGAGCTTTATCGGCTGCAACCTGTTCAGCATCCATACTACGGTCAACCATGCCTTGATCGGCCATCATCTTCATAAGATCCTTAGACTGACCTTGCTCGGTGTTGAACTGACCCATAGCCTTGTCATAGGCGGTAGAGTAGCCTTGGCCTACAGTCTTGTTCATTTCCTGCATGAGGTTACGGCCTGCTTCAGATTCCATGATGGCCTGACGGCCACCACCAAAAGCGCCTGACTTAGTCAATGCACCCAAACCTGACTGATTTGTAATCTCAGCTTGCCTACGAAGTTCAGCCAGTTGAGGTGTTAACACAGACTGCAAGTACGGATTCATGTACTGCGATGCAATACCACCCGCAGAGGAGGACGGCTGTGAGCCGTCAGCCGGGATTGCTGGAGCACCAGAGGCGCTAAAGCTTTGCCCAAGGTTACCGGGGAAGTTGACCTTACCTAAGCCTTCAGAAACTTTAGTCTGCAAGGCTGATGGGCCGGCAGTCAATTGACCTGTGTACGCTTGGTAAGGCGTTTTAGATAACGCCTCTGCCTCAGACAGCATGTTGGTGACATACGGGGCGGCGTATGAGGAAATGGTCTGCTCACCGCTAGTTGGGGTAACACCACCACCCTCAAACTTCAACACACTACCGCCATTTGCATAGGCCTGAGCCAAGCCACCGGGCATAAACTTGTCTGGGTTAATTTTCTTGCCCTGCTTCTTGTCGCCTGTACGTGCTTGACGAACTTTGTCCATCATTTGGTACAGCTTCTTAGCGCCGGCATCAGAGTTACCGTTACCCAAATGAGACACGACATCCGCAGGAATAACAAACTCGCCATGGCTAAGCGCGGCAGGCTGGTCTTGTCCAATCTGTGCGGGAATTTTATCGGCCATGCCATCGGTTTCACCTTGTAAATAACGGCCACTGGCTAGGTTGGTTAAGCCGCCTTCCGCCATAGGTGTGAATTTAGCATCACCACCATAGTTAATGCCGTAAGCACCTGCTTTACGACCGGGAGGGGGCGCTGTAACTAAGTTGGTAGTGGCTGTCGATGTTGGAATAACGCCTTGGAATCCAAGCTTAGGGGCTGGTTGGTTTCCCTTGGCTAATGTCTGAGCACCGTACAGCAACATTGCAAGTTTGGCATAGTCCAACTGACCAGCTTTATTTCTAGTTAACTTGTTGAGCAAATTCTTCAAGCCGCCGCCTGCACCTGCTTCAAAATTGTAAGACGTTCCTGCGGCACCAACACCGCTGGTATCGCCATAATCACGATATTCTGGGGTAGCAGAAATGTAGTCAGCTTGAGCTTGATCTGCGGCACGCCGCTCATTCTCGGCTTGTTGAATTAATGCATTTTCATAGCTTTGCTGTAATGGTAGGCCATAATCATCCATTGGCTCTTCGCTATAACCTGTTTCATCCCATTCCATGTTAGCTCCTTAAAAGTTGCAGTAGCTCATCAATATCGCCACCACCGGAAAAACCATAAGTACGAGCGCCAGTCTTCTGCGCTTTTGCAATATCGGTTCCAAAAATATCTGTCATTAATTGTATCGGGCTAGTATCACTTTGAACAGGTGCTGCCGCCAATTGCGTAGGTTTAAACGTATTATCAGTTGCTGCCACGTTTTGATTTCCAACTGGCGAACCGGATGTTTGATCGTTGGCACTAAATGCTTGATTTGCAAGAGCGCCAACAATTGCCTGATTGATAGGTTGTTTATTGAGGGCTGCCCTAGCTGCGCTACCAACAACGCCTTGCAGGGCTTTTGGCACAAATCCATCCTCACTAAACATTCCTGATGTTAAATTATCTACCCCAGTGTTAATGGCACTCCCGAGCAACGCTTGGACAGGATCTACTTTGCCGCCACTGCCAACTATTTGCCTAGCTGTATTTGCAGCAATGTTAGTGCCTGTTTTACCCAATATATTGTTTATACCTTCCATGCCCGAGACTGCATTTGCGGCTTGGCCGCCAGCATAAGAAAGAGCCGCAGATTTCAGAATATCCACTGGCTTTTTACCCATGGCAGCCGCTAATGCAGCCGTACCTGCCGGACCGCCAAAGTAAGCCGCTCCAGCCTGCGCAATTGTGCCTAGGAGGGGATTATCTTTAAACATATTAACAAGGTCATTAGAAGATGCACCCTGCGTGTAAAACATAGGGTTGCCCTGCGCATCTAACTGCACTCCATATCCAGTGTTGCCTTTACCGGCAAATGTTCCGCCAAAGAAATTGCCTGTTTGACGCTCACTATATGTATTAGGTACAAACTCACCAGTCAGTTTGTTGCCCCAGCCTTCTTGAGTGCCAACGGGGGCTGTATACATCATTGAATCGCCAGCCTCGCCAGACATTGAGGTTGATGTCACCAGACTTGGGTCAACAGCCTTACCAGTTTGGGGGTTGACAAACCCGCCTCTTCCATCTGGACGAACCTCCGTTGGCACGTCTTTTTTAACAACTTTACCAAACTGCTTAACATCACTAATGCCAATGCCTGACAAAATCTTTGCCATGTCAGCGGCGTTAGCTTGCGCTGAGCCGTGGCCTTGGCCTGTCCATTTAGAGCTTGTGTTTTGACCTAATATTTGATTGATTAGGGCTTGCGTATAGTCAGGTTTAGCCTCAGGAATTTTGGCTGGCGGGCCCATAATATTTTCTAACGCACTGTTAAAGTTATTACTTTGTTGCATGTCAACCAACTTTCCAATTTGTGCCATCAGAGTATACGGGCGTAGCCACTGCACCAGCGCCAGCTACAGTCGAGCCAAATGTTGGAAGCAATGCATCTGTTACGAAAGACCTTGCGCCCTTTCCAGAGGTTACAGCGCTTGGCAACGTTGCTACGGTGTAATTGGTTAAGGGTGGAATGATTTGATCAGTTTTTAACTGATCTAAGATGGCATCGACCCTGTTGAAATATAAACGCAGTACGTTGTTAAGTTGGTCTTGGTACGTACGCGAATAGATTTCAGTCGCCAACGGCAAGTTAGGTGATGCCACCTGACCAAGTTCGTATTCTGATTTAACAATCATGAGTTGCCCCTGCGGCCATCTTGTCTGATGTCAATACGTGGGCTACCCAACTGCCAAGCACAGCCTAATTGGTTGTTCTCAATCTTCATAATCATTTGACGGCCACGCACCCTGACATAAACCTGCCCGGTAAACTCCTCAATAGGCGCAGTCGCTGTACGCACAATAGTTGCATTGCTATTGCCACCCAATGAAATAGGGTCGTTGTAGCCGGAACCTGAGTTCTGCATTGGAATCAACGTCATGGTTACTTGCGGTGTTGTACCGCTATCGGATCCATCAAATGTGATGTCCGGCAAAATGCGCCATACAAACCCAAAGTGGTCGCCGTCATCAATGTCAAATTCAGCTGTCTCAATTAACGAGCTGATTGGCAATGATGTTGCTGTTGTATTGTCATCGTTTCCAAGTTCATGGTAGACGATGTTGTTGCTTGCGGTAGCGGCCATTGGGTGGGCACGCAGGCCTGAGTCAAGCCATGCGGTTCTAGCCATAGTGCCGTAATACCATACGCCTTCGCCGTTGTTCTCAAAATAGTTATAGACCGCATATCGGTCAATTTCCGTGGCATTAGCGGAGCAATAGAAGAACCAAACTTCATTAAAACCTTCATTGGTGCTGGCAAAGAACTGATCGCTTTGATCTAAATTAATATCATTGAAAATGAATTTACGTAAGTCGCAACGCAGCGTTTGTACGCGGCCATCGTATTTGTAGAATTTATCTACCCCCATCCAATACACAACGCTGGATGCAAGGGCGGCGGCATTAGGGCTGGCAATTGAAATGTTGTCACCCAATAACTGGGAACTCCAAACGACCGGGAGTCCTTGGTATTGCAATGAATACACAGAAGAATCAGTAAACACGACAATCTCTTGACGGGTCTGAATGGCTGTCACAATTTTGGAGCCATGTGATAACAAAACACTACCTGCCTGATTGGTTGCGGCAGGTGTCCAGTTAACTACACTTTCTTGCGCAGACCAACGCACAAGCATAGGATTTTGCGTAGATCCACCATAGTCATTTACACCAAACGCAAACACAAACCGTGAAGCGTCAGACACCAAAACGAAGTTCTGCATTAGCGGTACATCAGATGCACTTGGCAAACTGGACACCAAAACACCACGGGTTCCAAGGCCGGTGCTGTTGTCCCAGTAATATATAGGGCCACCGCGATAGCCAAATATCAAGTTTTCACCAAAGTTGGCTTGAGACCACAAGCGGATTGGAATAATAGATGCACCCCCGCCAGTACCCCACGGCCCAGCACCCCAAGCACCAGAACCCCACCCAAGGTTGACCTGCTCATACGCTGCACCAATATTGATTTGATATGCAGCTACAACCGATGCACCGCCATAGGTTCCTGCCGCAATCGCAGTAGAAGTAGTAATCGTGTACGTATCTACTGTTAAAACAGTAATTTGATACTCAGCGTTAAATGTGGAAGCGTAAGTGCCCGTAGCACCACTGAACGTTACAAAGTCGCCGGTCAGCCCACCATGAGCGGTATCAGTCACAGTCACCGTGGTTGTGCCATTGCCTGCAAATGGGTTGTTGTTGATGGTTGGGGCTGGGACTACACGCAAGGGTGTAATGTCGTAATAAGCACCGCCATACTCAATGTAAAACTTTAAGTTAGTGCCCACTCCTAGGTAGTTAGCGCCCCCTAACGTTACCCAATTCCATAAGGAACGGCAAACACCCAGAAAATAGTTGGATGAAAGACGTGTCCAACCACCAATTTTCTCGGGCGTACCCTGACGAAAACGCACCTTGTCAGAAACATAGTATCCGTTTTCATTGGTGTAGCGAGTGTTTTCGCGATTCACGCCACTTTTTAATTGCAACTTTTTTAACGGCATGGTATATTTCCATTTTCTACAAGGAGAACACTATGTACGTTTATGTTTGGAAGACGCCCGATGGAATACCGTTCTATGTTGGCATGGGTAAAAATGTCCGTAGACCAAACCCAAAAAGCCTTGGGCATCGCAATACAGCCTGCAAACAAATTGTGCAAGAACTTGGTGCTGACAATGTAATTATTGAGCTTCATACAGTTCAGGATGTTACCGCAGCGCAACTCTTGGAGCAATCACTAATTGCAAAATACGGACAGGTCTCAAATGGTACGGGCACGCTTACCAATAGATCTAAAGGCGGTGAGTTCCACGAAACTAAATCAGAAACCAAACAAAAGTTAAAAGCGCTATGGTCTGATCCAGAGCACCGAGAAAAAACCATTGCTCCTAGAGTTGGCCTAAGTCGCAATTTACCGGAGAGCACAAAGGAAGTTTTACGAACTAACTTAGCAAAAAATCCCGCAATGAAGGGCTGGTCAGAACGCAACGGCGACCCTGAGTTTGACGCTAAACGCATTGCTGGCATCCAAGCCGCCCAACCTAAACGCGCTGAAAAAATGCGCGACCCAGAAGCACTTGCCCAGCGCAAAGCACGGTTGAAAGCTACCATGTACTCCCCAGAGTACAAAGCGAAGCGGGCGCTATGGGATACCCCAGAACACCGTGCAAAACAATCAGCAGCTAAGAAAGAATATTGGGCCAAGCGTAAATCTTCCTAAGATAGAAACACGGCACGCTCGTCAATCCGACGATTCTGTAGCCCTTTGAGAATTTTACCCCCTGCCATGCAGTATTTGAGCAGTTCTTCTGCGGCCCCCTCCATGTCACCACGCAGTACCTTCTGACGCATGGTTGAACGCTGTAATGTGCCTAGCCCCACATTGAAGGAAAATGATACCAACGCATCAAACTGTCCTTGAGTAAGAGGCACAGGACAATAAGTAGCCACGCCTTTCTCAAAGCGAGCAAGGTCTGCCCTAAGTATCGCATCGACTTCCTCCATACTGTGTTTACGCATTGCCTCTACGGGTGGTGTAAACGCATCCCGCTGGTCTATTTTTAACTTACCTTGCTCTGGAAACATGACGTGGCCGACACCCACAGTCCAAAGCTTTGCTGGGCATTTATACGGGTTTACCCTCACCCCCTCATGGTGGCGAATCATGTGTAAACACTTGTCTGAGATTTTCATTTGCCAAATGCTCTGCCACCGAAGTGGAAAGCAATTATTGATGCAAACAAAGCTTGAGTTTCTGAGTCCCACAACATCTCAGCCAATTCTGTGAACGGTACGCCACGGTTCCAGCCGTAGGCAAACAGACCCATATCTATAAACAACAACAGAAAGAAGAAGCCGTAGGTAATGACTGGCCGAACGCTGGCGCGTAGGTTCTTCATCCAAGTAGATGTACCCTCGTTTAAACTTGTGTCGTGAGCGTAGATTGCCTGCATCTCAGCTTGCTGCGCACCAATCAAAACTTGCGTGGTGTTAGCTGCGCTTTCGGTTTCCAACTGCTCTGACTTGATGTGTTCAATGCGTTCCTGAGCTTCAAAGCCTGCTTTACGCAGTTCTAGCTCACGGATGATCTGCATCTGGGCAAGGTTTAGCTCATGCTTTTTATCAGACCGGTCTTGGAAGAATTCAAGAAGCTTAGGCAATCCGCCCATTAGGAACGATATAAGGGTAGATAGTAGTGTCAGCATAGCGATCCTTTACTGTTTGCTTTTACTTAACATGGTTGCTGCAATTTCCATCATGGTTCTTGCCACTTGAATGTCGGTAGGCTCATTATCCCACCCCACCGTAATCTGGCCTACAAATCTGTTTGGGTCAGGTGGGATGCTGATTCGACAGGTGTAGCTCACGCCCTTGGCGATATACCACAAGCCCATTTCGGATTGCGCGGCTCTGTATTCCCCACAAGGTATTTCGCCAGCCATCAGCTTGACCACATCTGCATTGTTACCTGCGTTCTGTGTAAACAAGCCGACATCTAACCCATCATTAATTTTGTCCCTACCCTCTTTGGTGTAAGCGCGGTAAAGCACTCTGGTTCCAAACATGGGGTTTACTTTAAACACAGCCACAATGGTTGCGTTAGTAGTTTTTAGCAAGTGGGCGGCAGCGTCTTCTACCCTGTCCTCAACAATGCTTGGCATTTTCTTTGATTCTTTGTAAGCACCCATCAATAACTCTTGGTTCTGCCAAACAAAGTACCCAGAAAACGCAAACACCGCCATGATCAACAAAGCAAACAGTTTAAACGGGCTGTCAACATAGGACAGCACCTTGCTTAGTACATCTGCTGGCTTCTCATCACTCATAGGCCAATCATTCCAAGTAGTTTATTTACAATTTTGTCTGCCAAAGAATCAGGTAGGAACCTCAGCAAGCCAAGCACCCACCACGCGATGCAAAGCCTGACAAAGACTTTGAGAAACATATCAAATTGTTCTTGGTACTCATTCACCGACCACACCTTGATCTAGCGCACAGGTCAGAAATCTCAGTGACCCCCCAACCAACTGCGCCAACGAGCATCACAATAATAACAATGGCAACTGCCCATTCCATCTGCTCTTGCTGGGCCTCCTGCTGGCGTTTCTCTTCTTCCTTGGCCTTGCGCACCGCTACCGCATCGTCCCTGTCCATTTCAGCGGCCCTAGCCTTGATTTTGTTCCAAACATCTATGTTGCCAGTCTGCATGTAGAGCAGTTGAAGCTCGGCTTCCAACTTAGCCGTCTGCATCAGACTTGTCTCAATCTGCATTGCTAAAGCAAAATTAGACTTATTGCCAGACCGCTTGGCTTCAACCATCGCTTTGGTGGCTTGGCTCTTTGCATCAAAGAGCTTCCCAATCATGGGCGCTAAACCACCTAGATCGTTAGCTACCTTAGCGGCCTTGCGAACTAGTCCTATTGCGCTTTGCAGGCCTTCAAGAGCCGTAACCGGATCCATTACTTATGCTCCACTTTCCGCCACTCTAGGCAAACAACCTTGCGGTTGAAAACATCACCTGTCCATGTCCAACGCACACAGCGATACTCAGTTTTTGTCGTGGCCCCCTCTAGAAAGAGAACCAGTGATAGCAAAAACCAGCGCATTCATGTGCACAATTAATCGGCTGGTAAAGGCTGATTGCCCTTAGCTACCCAGTCTAAATAAGCTCGGTAATCCATGTTGTCTGCATCCATAGGAATAGACGAGATTTCACTACCTTGAATCAGAAGAACGTAGTCAATGTTGCCGGTAGGACGTGAACGGTACAGTTTGTATTGGTATTCCATTTGGCTTCCAATTAAAGGTTGGCATTAATCAAAACGAGGGCAACAACACCAAGACTAGAATGTTCTGTAGTTTGATATATATAACCAACAGAAGGATTGGTGTACTGTGCCCATGAAAACACAGCCCCACTGCCATATGGTGCGGAAACTGTAAGAGTGGGTGTAGTTCTTTTTGGGGATTTAGCTGCCCAATAAGGCACACTGACAACACTGTTATACAAAGCTACAGTTATAGCTTCGTAATAGCGGCTGCAGTTATACAGGTCCTGTTGATATAACAGATACTGGAACGGCGTTGCAGAGGTTCCTTTTTCGACCTGTACATTGGTAATTGTGAGCGTCTGGCCCGTAGATGTAATTGGAACTTGAATCCCAATTGCAAGGCCTTTTAATACGTTAGCGCCTGCGCTAGTCAGGTCAAAGGTTGCAGAATACCGAGTAAGCGTTGTAGTCACACTCACACTGACCGGCGACAGAATGGCTGTCATACCGCTACCTGTGACAGGGTTTACACCTGAAGTCGTGCTGACTGTTGGGAATGTGTTGGCAGTATTGGCGTAGGCTATGTAAACAGAAGCGGTTACGCTGGCTGATGCTAAGGCGTCAAACGAGATTGTAATGGACTGACTTTGCAGGCCGCCGCAATTAATTGATTCAATTCGCTGAGACAGTCCCATTGTGGGGGATGTACCGGCTAGTGTACCTGCGGTAATCACCATCTGGTTGCTGCTATTTACAATATAGGTTGCATTGGTTCCGCTGGTCACATTGGTAGCATACCCAATCCAGCGATCTAGTACATATTGACTGCTGGCCGTAGCGTAACTACCAAACGCAGTTTGATTGGTAAGGTAATAAGTATTCATTACCCCGTTGTCTACCCGGCTAATTGCAGAAGAAGCAACCGGGGTAGCCCATGCACCATAACCACGCCAGAATGTGCCAGAGGAGGCGCTAGTGCCACTGTTTAAATTGGTAACAGGAAGGTTGCCTGTAACGTTGGTAGCCAAATTAACAAATGTGGTTGATGTTGAGCCTGTACCGCCTGAGGTGATTGGCAACGCCGTGCCTAGCGCCAAGGTAGAAAGGTAGTCAATCTGATTGCCTACGTCAGTGCCGTTGTTGTAGACCACTGTACGCTTGCCAGCGGGTACGGAAACACCTGTCAGGCCAGACACCTTGACCGTGATGGCAAAGGAATCGTTATTGATGATGAGGTAAGGCTTTTGAATGGCGGGTACGTTTAAAGTACCTGCGGCAGACAGTGAGGCAGCGGAAATTACCAAGCACAGTGCCCGAGCATTCTGGGCTGTGTTAGCGTTGGTCA